CCCCAAGCTGCTTGCAAAGTCTGTAGGACTTCACCGGTAGCAGTATCGTTTAGAAAATCTAGCGTTACAGTTGAAGTCTCGAGGCCTTTTGTAAAACGTCTCGATGAATCGCCCATCGCAGAAATTTCCAGCTCCTCAAAAACGCGGTTAATCGTCGCGCTCGTTACGTGATCTGAGAGGTCTACCGAGTTAAGGGTTACGACCACTCCATTTGATAAGAATATGGCCATTAGCCTATTCCTCGCTCTCTGTAGTAGGTGTTGTTGTTGTTGGTTTTGCTTTTGCTACTTTGACCGGTGCAGGCTCGTCTACGATCTGCCCGATCTTTCGCAAAAACTTTAGGTCATCCTCTGTATACGGCATTGTTAGCTCCAGCTCGTGAGAATTGAGATAGTAAAATCGGCGGTAAGTAACGTTCCACTTTGTACCTCAAGTACGGATGGAGCTGACAAACTGCCAATATTCATTACGATATTTGAGGCAGCTAGTTTATTAAATACTGCTACTGCTCTCGTTTCGATACCGTTAAGGTTTCCACGGTTATCCAGCATTGGCACCGTTAAAATAATTTTTAGGTTTGCTAAAGGAGATATCATCGAATAGGTATTGTTGTTAGGTACGAGATACGGATCTCCCGGAGCGACGATAACTGCGTTAGCCGTAATTGTTGGCGGCGGAAAATCGTATGTGTTCCAGTCGTTAGGGCTTTCTAAAGCTGCAGCTACAGTAGCTCTAAGTGTAGTAATCGCGGCGGCGGTCATCTGTCACCCGATCATACTGTTTGGGTTTGTGTATCCAGCGATGAGCCCTCTAATTTTTCCGATCATCGAATTACCGAGGCGATATGGGCTTGGGCTAAATCCGTCAATAGATACTCCGCCTGTTTGTGAAACTTGGCGAGCTTGAAAAATGTCTACTGCAAGGATCATCGCGGCCTCACGTACGGCCGGAGTAGTAGCGTAGGAGTTTGTTTTTGTATCTGCTCCTACGGCTGATCCATAAGGTAATACGCGCTGAAAATTAACGTCGGCAGCGACTTTAGTAAATTGAATAAAGCTATAACCGTTTGGCCAATTCCACGTGTAAGGGTTCCAAACAAGGCTAGGGATCTGATTAACCGTACCGGTGCTCCAAGGCATCGTGCCGGTAATCGTGTAGGTACCGTTAAAGGTTGAGCCGCATCCACTCAAGGTTACAGACTGACCCGTACTAAAGATTGCAGGATTAGCGATCATCGCGGTAGCTATATTATTTTGTAGCGTAACTCCCACTACGGGAGCTGAGTCAAACCATAAAAACTGATTAAGAATATCCTGAGCAGTTTGGCAGCACTCCTCGACCACGCTATCCGGATATAAATCCTGAATACCTAGGTTATCGCGTAACTCTTGCTCGGTTACGTATGTTGCCGGCACTCTGCTCTCCTTACTTAATAGGGCCGGTAGGGCTCAAAGGGCTAAGAGCCCTACCGACTACTAGGGTATTACTATGCCTTCAAATAACGGACGATACCGTTAGGCATTTTCGCGATCGTTGCCATAAATCCGTAGATCGCTACCTGAACCTGTAGGTTCGATACTACGTTTACTGACATATATGCCTGAGGTGAGCGGTAAACAGTAAACGCTTCAGGTGCCAAAATTAGCGCCGATCCGTCGTCTACTGTTGTCTCTGTAAAGTTCTTGTCTACGTATAGATCAAGTCCTAGTACGTTACCGCGAATAGACTGAGGGCCTACCTGTCCAGCTGCGTTCATAGGTTGGATAGCGTTATAAATTGGTCGCTTTGTGGTATCGGTTGCGCCCATTAGCAACTGCCATTGTGCAGCATTTCCTACGTAATTCTGAGCAAAGTAACCCGTATTTTTGTAGATGGCTGCTGCAGCTTGTGAAGTGAAAGAAATAATTCCATCGCTATCAGCTGAAGTAGGTGTTGAGCCTGTACTAGCTGATAACAAAGCTGCTACTACTGTTGTATCAATAGTAGTTAAGTATGCGTTCTGTAGTTGCTGAGTTAGTTCAGCGTAGAAGTTTGGATCTGAACGCTCTAAAAGTTCTACTGAGATTGTGTTCATACCTGCGTACTTGTTTACTGTACCTGTTAGGTATTCAGTAACCATACCTGTATTAGATACGGCTCCAGCTTCGGCCTCTACTGTGACAGTCGGTGCAACGCCTGAACCGCCACCAGCTGAGGTAACGAGTGATGGGACGTTAATTGTCATACCGCTAGCAGGCAAAACTCCCTGTGAGCAAGCATCGATAGCAGGAGTACCAAAACGTGTATTAGTTACAAACTCTGTTAGGTACTGAGTTGGGTTAAATGCAGGGTTAGTGCTAAATGAGTCATCGGCTGCAGTTACGTAGAGCTTTGAGTCATCGTTACCTAGTGCAGCTTTGATCTTGTGCTCTGTGTATGTTGCCATAGACACAATAGGAGTACGTACTCGCTGAGAGTCTAGTACTGATGGACGGATGATCTTACGAGCGGCCTCGACCTTTTCAGCCTCTGCCGGTGCATCTACCGGGGTTTCCTCCGGTGTATTTTCTGGGGCTGTAGTCACAGCTTCCTCGCTTTCGGTTTCTGTTTCGATCTCTACGATAGTCGTAGAAATAGTAGTAGTTTTTTCCTTTGTACTTGTCGCGGCTTCAATAGCAGCTCGCGCCGCCATAATTTCATCGACGGATGCGCTAGTAAATGCCGGGCTCTCGACGAGTGACACTTCCTTAAGGACGGCAGCCGTGACGAGCAAGTAATCACCCATCGGCTTAGAGGCGGTTACATCCACCCCAACGGATAGGCCGGATACGAGATTTTCTTGCGCTAATACGAGAGCATCTTGTCCTCGAGTGCTACTCGATAAACGGAAAGATCCATAAACGCCCTCTGTAGAGTCGCTAAAGCTGATGGCGCGACCTACGGGCTTATCTTGTTGGTGCTGCGATAGTAATTTTATTTTTGTTGCATCCGGGATAGCGATAGATCCGCGCTCGAAAACTACAGGGCCAGCGGATGTATGTCCGACCTCGCCATATGGTGCAACAAGTCCGGACACGATACGGCGCTCTGTATCGGCGGCTTGGATCTCTTGGCTAAACGTTAGTAGCACTTGCATCTCCTAGCGGTGTGAGTTGTTCCATCTCTCGGGCTTGATCGACATTAATTAAATCTAGGTTTAACATTTTCTCGATGATATCTAAGCGATCCTTAGCATCAACGCGTAAAAAGGTATCGTCTACCGCGAAACGCACTTGATTTTGGCTATTAGTTATGTCGTTCATTGATAGACGATCCTCGATTGCAGATATGTAAGGCTGCAAAGAATAAGCTACAAACTCTTTACGACCATCCAAAATATTTTGGTAAGTCATTGAGTTATTCATATCGCTAGAGATCAGATATGCCGGGACGTTCATACTTCTCGCTATTTCGGTACTAAGGTATTGGCTCATTTCTGTATAGCCCATATCCTTAGGTGAAAATGAAGTAGGTACATAATCTAAAGTAGATGTTAAATATGCAGTACTGCGATTTTGTCTAGCGCTCTTGAAAGCTGCGAGTAAACCTTGTACTTGAGACTCCGGTAAATCTGCACCATTATTTTTTAGAATACCTGTAGGCATTGGAGTAGCTGCAGATACCGCACTTGCTTTTTGTACATCTAATGCAGCTCTAATAGTTGTACTTGCAGTTTGTAATACTCCTGGCAAAAGTGATTGAAAAGTTACAAGCGAGCCGATACCAGCCATCGGTACAAGTTCACCGTCTACAAAATAATCTTTTACTTCGGTACCGTATTTATCAGTAGTGTAAGTAACGCGATTATTAGCTACCCACTCAAAGCCGCTAGGTCTGCCGTCGTCGGCATATAATGATGTCGTTCTCCAGTAACTAATTCCATAAAAAATTAATGAGTCCACGGTTGCAGAAATAGTTACGCTGCGAGGTTGGCGGATATCAGGTTGCTCTAACCAAACCGGAGATCCTAATTTTTCTCCTGTTGATTTTTTGTAAAGTGCAAGATCGATCGAGGAGATAACTCCCGCAATTAAATTACGGCAGCGATTAACGCTCGCGACCTGTAAAGCAAAATTGCGATCGATACCTACGCCGTTATATCCAAATGCACTATTAGTATTAAAAGATCCGTAGCCGTATGTAGTATCCATTACGGCCGGTGCGTACTGCGCCTCGATAGCCGGTTTATCGGCTGCCTTTAATCCAAGCGTTTGTAGTAATCCCATAAGTACCATTTTCCCATAATGTCAAGCATAAATAGGTGTATGTCGCGCGTGTCTATACGTAAACTTTAGCCTCGCCCATAGGTTGCGTAAGTACGTGTACGACCATACTTAATCCGATTGCAATATCGACGGGCCCCGCGGATTTCCTCCGCACTATACGCCAGCTCGCATCGCTTTCTTTAGCCGCACAATTTGCCATAGAGGTAACGAGGGACTCCTGCCCCGAGTGCACGAGCCGTTTATTAGCTAGTACCTCATAAAGATCACCGGAGGCCTGATACCCCTTCTGCCCGGATATGTCAGTTATCTGTATGCCGTTTACCTCGAGGCGTTTGGCAATAGAGGCGGTCGTGTACTTGTCGTAACAGACTTGGCGCGGGTAATAAACCTTGGCCCACTTGGCAATAGCGTTAGCTACAAAAAGCTCATCGATAGATACGTCGGAGTGGAATACCTCAAGGACTGCCACGCCGATACGACCGTCAGGCATAACTTGGCCCATTACGAGCGATCCATCTCTACGCGACGGTGCTACGTCAAAGGCAAAAACGGTAAGAGGCCCGGGTACGAGCTTAAGATCCTTATCGCCTGACTCCTCAACAGACAGGTGAGGCCAAGGTGAGGCCGTACTGGAAATCCATTGGCAAAGCATCTCGGTTTTTGTAGTTTCGATAGGTTGAGTACTTACCGCCTCAGCTAGTACCGACTCATCGAATAAGTAGCCAAGAGCCGGGTTCGCAAAGGCCCAAGCGCTGCGATCTGTAATCTTGGCAAAGGCCGGAGCTGAGTACTCATAAAAGCCAAACGTCTCAGGAGGATTAGATAAAGCTCTCTCGCGTAGATCATTGAGCACCGTACTAAACGCATCACCCGCGTTTGACGTGTACAGGGCTTGGCTATTGATTTTTGCACGAGTCGTTGGAGTCGCGGCGCGATACCCCTCCTCGCTGATCTCGCGTAATTCATCAATGTATAAAAACGAGGCGCTACGGCCTCTACTTCCGTCTCTAGTTGCAGCTACTACATCGAGCCTATGTCCGTTTTTAAGCTCAATAGACTCGGTGCCGTTGGCATACCGGATCTGTTTAACCTGCCGACTTAGCTCAGCTGAGCCCTCGATCGCGTAGGCCACTTGCCTAAAGGTGTCTAAGGCCATCGATCTATTAGAGCTCATAATAAGAACGTTAGGGCTATCGAATAAAAACATATGCCCGAGCATCATCATACGCGCTAGATGTGTTTTGCCCTGCTGCCTGCTAGTTAAGAGCAAATTACTGCGGCGCCTGAACATACCGGCATCGTCTACGGCGGTCATATCTGAAATACAAAAACGCTGCCAAGGTAAAAGCGGTAGGCCGATACTGTCTGCAAGGTCTGATATCTCTTGGCCGCGGTTTGGGCCCTGTAAGTAGGGGCTATGTAATCGGGGCTCAGTAGCCCCCTTACGGCCTTCTAGGATCTGTTCCATATCTCCATCAATTCTGATCGGTTTGGCCTACACACGGCCCGGCTGGGACTGTTCCGGTGGTTTTCGGGGAGGTATGTTTCCG